GTCAATTCTTTAAGAAATCCTTATCAGGCTCTGACACTGCTATCCACGAAGTTCAAACTTGGATCAATTCATTATGATCTCAAGCAAACTTCTGGATATTGGCTCTGGCCTGCTTAAACAGGTTAGAAGCAAGTCGTTGAATTTCTTGGTCAAGATTGATCAAGGAAATCAATGGCGTACCATCTAGGTATGTGGTTATATCTCTTTGTGGAAGGGGTAAAGGTTTTAACACCTGCCCCCTACTATTAGGGATATAGCCGCTCACCGTGCGAATCCACTTTTCCGTTCGGAATCGTGAGTAAGCACAGTGAATACCAAAAATGGTAAGGAATCCGTCTAAGGTTAAAAACTTAGTCGATTTCAGTCGATAAGGCCTGACTATAAACGGTCCACTCGTAGGATTTAAATCCTGCGGGGCCATGGCTTCCAATAATCGCTCAAAACCAGATTCTTCTAGCAATAGGTTTATCTTATCCAGGGTAAAATTACAAAGCTGTAAAAAGCTTTGCAATTCCCCTGTTATAAGTAAACCCAAGGGCAAAGGAGATACATTGGTACCATTGACTATTAGTTTTGACGCAAATTCTCAAGAAGTGTATCCCTCATAAGGGACAACACTCTTGTTGAAAGAGATGTCTATACCTAAGAAACCAATGATACTTTTGTACTCCAATGCGACTTGTTCATTCGCAATGGCGACATCGTCTCCAAGGATTATATAATCTTTGAAGACTTTGAAACCTATGCGAAAAGCTGCCAAACGGACTAAGACATGATGGAGAATAGCCATAGAGCTTCAGGAGGAATACAATCCCATACCCTGACCGGTACGATAACAAATATCGATACCATCAGGTGTACGGAAAGGTAAACCAACTATAAGCTCTATTCAACTATGAACTCCAGTAGTGTCCAGTCCTATACAGTGAAGAACCCATCCTTGTAAAAGGATAGGCAACCGATCTGTGGCGGCAGTCAAGTCAAAACATCAAATTTTCTTACCTTCTTTGAATCATGCTTCTGCAGTTTCAATAGATTTCTCCTGATCATGTGTGTAATCAGTACTTAATTTCTTAAGTAACTGAAAACTAGCATGATGTAGGGGAGCAAGAGTGGCCTGGGTTATTCAATCTGAAAGAGCAATCACTCGAGTCTTTCCAATTCCATCAGAGAATCAGGTTAAGCGTCGTAAGACCTTACCCTTTTTCCTAATGGTTTTCTGAAAAGATTTGAGACTAAGGATTTTATCAAGCTTTTCATGTCCTAATCATTTTAATACTTCCTCTGGGGTGTAAATCCCATGAGTAGGTGGAAATTTGAAAAGTTCACGAAAAGACTTGATGAAAGTAGTAGAATTAATAATACTATTTTCATCCTTAGAAAAGATTGATATTTCTAGTAGAATACGCCTAGGTCCCTTACCTATTGATCCAGCCGCTACTCATCCATGGGATTTTAAGGTCCCGGGGGTGAAATAGTGAGCATGATCAAGTTTGTTAGAGATTTGACATTCCGAAAATGAAAGACCCTTTCCTACTACTGATCAAGATTTGAGGATCTCTTTGGCCAAAGATCTTAAGTTATCATTTACCCCTTCTTTTGGAAGTAAGGTAATAGACGACAGATCAATGGTTAATGGAGAATCAAATAACCGGTAGAGACGAAACAAGGAAAGCACTAGTACTTTGTCTCAATGTGATATAACTCCCAATTTACTGATGAGTGGTTTAAGATAAAGAGGTACTCCTTCCGGAGTACACTTACGTCAAAATCCACCCTCATTAACTGGGGTGATCTTACCTATTAAGATTAGATTCTTAATAAGTAAGTAGTCACCTTTGAGACAATAGGACAAATGCTTCCAATGTATCGTTTTCACTCACTTCTTATGGATGGTTTTAATATCAACCATAAGAGAGCGAATGGTACTATCATAGAAAAGCGGACAAGTGAACGTCCAAGCCTTTTCTATGCCTTGTAATAGCTCTTCTCGGTACCTCTTATCTAAGGAGGTATTAGGACGGGATCCTGCTTTCATTCCTTGCGGAATTGCCTGTGAAGAATCACCATCGAGCCGATTACGAAGTCGGACATAACAGGTTTTTAGAAATAAG